AGATCACAGGGCAGTTGCTAACTGTATTCAGAGACCCTCCTGCGCCCTTTACTAGTATTGTGGCACACAAGGAGCGTATATGGGGATTCGGGACTCCATCCGATCCATCCATTGTATACTACTCCAACTATGGAGAACCTTGGGGCTTCAACAACCTTACTGGTAATTTCCCAGTAGGTGAGAATTCGTTTGGTGATGGGTCAGTTGGCATGGCCTCTATTGGAACCCAGCTTGTTCTCTTCAAAAATAGAACTATTTACAACATCACTGGCTCCAATGATGCTGACTTCCAAGTCAACAAGCTCTTTGATATTGGGTGCAAGTCTGCAAAGTCTATATGCACAGCATATGGAGTATGTTGGTGGATCTCCAGGCAGGGGATCTATCAATACGACGGCTCTTCTCCACAGAACATAAGCGATGGAAACTTCCAAGCCTCCAACATCAAAACAATCCTAGATGGCTTCTCCTCCTCAACAGACCTGATAGACTGTACGTCGTTTGTATATGACCGTATGGTCCATTTTTGCTTCCCTACCGTAAATCAGACATTCCTCTTTGATCTTCGGGCACAAGGATGGTATCCTCTCAATTGGGCCGCTGACCAAGTGGATTTTGATATTGAGTCGGATATTCCTATCATTGGTACAAACCTTCAAACGGTAGGACAAATCGACCAATGGTTTGCTGCTCCAGGGGACTTCGGGGGAACTATTGATTCGTTTTTAATCTCTCGTATCACGGATTCAGGGAACATCCATGCAACCAAAGAGTATCGCTACCTTGAATTGCAGGCTCCAGTGCAAAATGGGCAGGTTGTGGCAACAGTTATCATAGATCCGGGCACTCTACAAATCACAGACACCCAAGCATTTGATCTCTCATCAGGATTTACCCGTCAACAACTTTCCCTAAAAAAAGGAATGAGCGGAGCAGAAGTTCAAATCAAGCTGTTGATCCGCGCGGCAGCAACTATTCATATACAAAAAGCTGCCGTCTTTGGCTACGAAAAGGCGTTATTTAGAGGGGCAGCATAATGCCTAAGAAACCGGCCAACAGCCAGATCAGCGCCAGGGTGACGACTGAGTACAACGTAGGTAAGGGGCTTCATAAGCCTGATACCACGAACACGGTAGCAACCGCGTCATTGCCTCTAGACAACCCTCTACAGCTTCTAGCTGCCGACGCGGTGTCTTTCACAATACCGTCAGGGGGGGTTACATCCGTTGTATTCCCTAACCTACCAAAAAGAGACAATAGTGCGAACCCGTTAAATATCACACAAGTAGGGCAAAGCCCTCTTACAATTGGTACAAAAGACCTGTTGTTCATGGACATCTCCCTCTTCAATTGTCCTGTGTACGTACAGACCTCAAGTTACGCCACAACCAAGGACAATATCGGTGCCCCCGGCCCCTTCTTTGGGGCGGAAGTGTACCTGACCTTCGGTGGTACTATTCGCGGCCCCGTGGGTACTCGTGGTATGATAGTTTCAAAGCTCTACATTGCGAGGGGAACATGAAATTACCATCCTGGGAATCTCTTAACTGGCAGAAGAACTTACCGAAACCGCCCGATATGAAGCGTTTCCAACGTACGTTCCAAGGTTTCCACGGCAGAGGACAAGGCAACTTTGGAAAATTCGCACAATCCTTTAAGAATCTATGGAGTCAGACCGATGGCAAGTAAGAAACCCCCCAAACCTACTGTTAAGAAGAAAAAGAAAGAAGCCCCTATGCCTAAGGTAAAAGGAGCTCCTACACAGGCTAAACCTAACAGACAGATCGCTAAGTCACAAGAACCTCAGGAAAGCGGAGTAGAGAAGTTCATGGACTTCGTGAGCCCGAATTTCTCTAAGATCAGGAAGTTTGGGAAAAAGTAGATGGCTGGGATGCCTCCTCAGGGGCAACCTCAACAGGGTGCTCCGCAACCATCGGCACCCCCTGAACTACTGATGGCCATTCTTTCTCATCTGGTGAGTGGAGGTGGGCAAGGAGGGCAGCCTCCTCCGAAGGACGGAGGCCAGACTCCCCCCTTAGCCGGGCTATTACCCGCGCTTCTTCAGGCGTTAACTGGTCAGGGTCAAGCCCCCGGAGCAGGTGGACAACCGCAACAACCCCAAGGACCGCCACAGCAGTCCCAACCGCAACAGCAAACACAACAAGCTCCTAATCCAATAGCAATGATTCTTCAACATCTAGGTTTGAAGTTACAGTAATGGTTCGCCCCAAGATAACCCAGATCCCTGCAGAATGGGCGGTACCTTTTGTAAAGGATTACTGCCGCAGATGGGATATACCATATGACCGAGATGAGGAGATGATTTATGGGAAAGGTGTGTTATGGATGGGAGCCCTTTACCAGGGAGCTCTTAAAGCAGTATGCGGAGTCTTTGCAGCAGACGAACTGCCGGGGGAGCTCTTTGTCTATGGTTTTTATGGTGATGGGACCAAACATCAGTTCGCACCTTTACGGGCTCTTATAGAATTCATCAATAAACTCCCGTATAATGATAAGTATGGGTACATCTTAGCTGACAATGCAAAGATGGTCCGTATTTTACACAAGTATGGATGGGAAGTCCGTTCTACAGAGATAAACGCCTATGGGCGTCCTATAGTTATAGCGGGGAACAAGCATGGGGAAGAACAAAAACAGCGCACGGGGGGCTGAACAACAGGCGCTACAAAATCAATCGGCGATAAATCAGCAACTTTCTAAGTATGCTAATCAGCTTGCCGGTACTAATTCGCAGTATTATCAACCCATGTTGCCGCAGCTCGCCCAGGGCTTCTCGGGGATTGCCCAGGCAACAGCTCCAGGGGTTCAATCAGGGCTTCAAACTTTACTTGGGTCCCAAGGTAACATGCAAGGGCTTACCGGTATTGATCCGAACCACATTGCTCAGTTGCTTCAACAATACGCCTCACAACCTGGGGCAACAAACGTGTCGCAGGCGACCCCTGGGCTTCAATCTTTCTATCAAGGCCAGATGCAGAACGGGATTAACCCTCAGTTCGCACAGAATGCCCAAAATCAGCTTTCTCAACAATCTGCTCAGGCCATGTCAGATGCTAGGGCGCATGCTATGCCTGGGCAGAATATGAATGCACTAGCGTTGGCTAACCAGGACTCCCTCTTACAGAACTCTACGAACCTAGCAGGCAGCTTGGCAGGGCAGTCTCAGAACTTTGCTAACCAGGGTGCTCAGGGGTTAGGGACAACTGCTGGAAACTTTGACACTCAGAAGTTGGGACTTCTGCAAGCGGGTCAGACAGGCGCACAGGGTCTCAACACTCAAGCTATTGCCAACTACTTAAGTGCATTACAACAAGGACAATCTTCCTTGAACAATGCTAACGCCTTTATGAATCAGGGAACTTCAAACCTCACGGGCGCTATGGATGCAATGGCAGGTATTGCTAAACAGAATGCAGATCAAGCGTCACAGTTTGGGGCTCAAGCGCAGCAGCAACAAGGCTCAGGCGGATTACTTGGGGGCCTTCTAGGTCTAGGGGGATCTCTGATGACAGGAGGCGCTGCGGGTGTCGGGGGATTGGGTTCTATCCTTGGTAAGCTATAATGGCACGTTTTGCTTATTGGAGCTCTGAAGGATCTACCCTTGCTTGGGCTAGACGATTGATGGACGAGGGCAACGAGGTACTGGTTTTCATTAAAGCGGATAGAAAGAATAAAGTCGGACAAGGCATTGTCCCTATTGCTACTTCAAATAAACAATGGGTTGAATGGGGCTTTCAAGATCCTAGGACGATCTTTCTTTTTGACTCCTCTGGCAATGGAGATCAAGCGGATCGACTGCGTAAGGCAGGGCGATTTACTATAGGCGGGGGTAAGTTCATGGACCGCTTGGAAAAAGAGCGCAAATGGAGCGCTAGCCTTGCCGAGAAGTGCGGCATCCAAGCCCCCCCAACGAAAAGTTTCGGGTCAATCACAGAGACCCTTAACTACCTAAATACAAATCCTACTCAAGAGTTTGGGGATGGTGGTTGGGCGTGGAAGCCGGAGAAAGACATCGGCTGCGATGCCACTATCGTAGCTAAGAATGCTGAAGATATTATTCATCACGTTGAACAGCTTCGTCGTCGTCATGGGGATGCCTTGAAGTGCATACTTCAAGAAAAAATTGATGGAGTCGCGGTGTCAACAGCCCAGTGGTGGAACGGAAAATCTTTTGTGGGACCTATCGAAGGGACCATTGAGAATAAAAAGTTCATGGATAAGAACCTGGGGGCAGCTACCGGTTGCTCTTTCGATCTTGTATGGTTCTATAGAGATGTCAACACTAAGATCGCGCAGGCACTTAAATGGAACAAAGTGGCCGAAATGTTTCGCCAGAATGAGGCACCTCCTGGTC